GATTGAGAGCATTGGAACGCCCAAGGGCAAAGAGACGTTGACCGAGGTTCTTGGATCTAGTCGGGCTAATGCGTTGATCAGCGATTTTCAGCAGAACGGCAGTGTTACGTTGACTGGTGCGGACGTAAAGAAGGTTGCGGAATCTGGGTACGACGGCGTTATAGATAACGACAGTGGTAAGGTTTACGTTGCGGACAATTCGTCTGTGTACAGTGTTACTGATCCGGAGACCACGACTGAAGAGACGGTTGTGGCTACGAAGCCTGAGTGGAAGACGCAGTTGGATGAGGCGTTTTATCTGACTGGTTCGATTGACATGGACTTGGCGAAGCAGGTTGAGCAGGAGTTTGGGGTCAGTCCGTTTGAGATTAACGAGCACTACCAGCAGATCACGGCTTCGGATGCGGCATGGGAGAAGCGTCTTCTGGGCGATTACTTGACCAAGGGTTACATTGATCTGGATACGATGATCAAGGCGGAAGAAGACTTTGGCGTTTCGATGCAGGATCTTGGTAATTACGCTGAGTATTTGGACTCGGATTTGTCTGTATACAACGACGCGATGTTTGCGGATCAGATTAAAGAGGTGCAGGATCTAACGGCTAGTCAGACTTCGTTGCAATCGGAGGTTACATCCCTAACAAACGAACTATCAGCGGTTGAAGCAGACTTAGTTGAGATGACAAAGAACCGTGATTTGGACTCTGATTCGGCGGCTACGGCGATTGCCAAGCAGGAACAGTTAAGCGGGTGTAGAAAATACGCTTGGTGAAACGCAAACAGCGCTTGAAGCGGAGACCGGGGCCCGTGCGACTGCGGAACAGACCGTTACATCTCTGACCTCGGACCTTGATTCTGCTAACACCACGATTACGGATCTACAATCTAGCCTTGATGCTGCGAATGATAAGGTTTCGACCCTTAATACTGCGATAGAGGGGTTGAACGCGGAAGTAGCGACTGCGGAAGCCGCGTCTACAGCGGCGAATGACGTGGTTACGAAGTTAACTAATGACATCGAGATTAAGAACGAAGAGATTACGGGGCTAGAAGCAGACGTTAAGGCGGCGGAAGACGCTGTATTAGCCAAACAGGGCGAGTTAGACACGGCTTCGGCTAGTGTGGAGACCAGTGCGGAGACGATTACGTCCCTAAACTCGGAAATTAAGGCTTTGGAAGACGCCAAGACTGGGTTGGATGGCGATTTAAGCACGGCGATAGGCGAGCGAGACAGTCTACAGGGTACGTTAGACGAGCGGACGACGGAGCGAGATACTCTTCAGGAGTCCCTGACCTCAAGTAACACGCAATTAGAAGCAGCTAACAAACAACTAACTGCGGCTAACACACAAGTCACTGACTTAACGTCTCAGAAAGAGGTGTTAACCAAGGAGGTTGCGACCTTAACCACCGAATTGGGCACGGCGAACACGAATTTAACCGCTGCATTAGAGGCATCGAAGTCTAGTGCGTCGTTAGCGGAAAACTTAAACACGCAACTACAGACCGCAAACAGCACTATTAGTAGTATGACGACTGAGCTAAACGAAACTATGGCTGATGTTACGGCGTTGGAGAAAGAAATTGCGTCTCAAAAAGAAAATCAAACCATATCGGACGCAGATCTAGCCGCCGCCGAGGCATCGCTAGAGGCTGCGAACCTTGAGGTGCAGACGTTATCGGATTCCTTGGGTATAGAAGAGGCTGCGAAGAACGAGTTACAGAAAAAACTGACTTCCGCGGAAAGTGATCTCTCTAATCTGCAAAAATCCAGTTCCAAGTCGATTGAATCCTTGGGATTGGAAGTCGATACCGCAAACCACTACTGCGACGAACGACGTTTCGAGCTTGTCCAATCAGTTGGAGGCCGCGCAAAACTCTCAGACGGCAACGGCGGAGCAGAAAGCTGCGCTGGCTGAACAGTTGGATGCCGCCCAAACGGAAGCCACGTCTTTGCTGTCGGAAATCACTACGTTAGAGGGACAGCGTGACACCTTACAGGCGGATCTCACGGCGGCGGAGGCGACCACTACTGCGACGAACGACGTTTCGAGCTTGTCCAATCAGTTGGAGGCCGCGCAAAACTCTCAGACGGCAACGGCGGAGCAGAAAGCTGCGCTGGCTGAACAGTTGGATGCCGCCCAAACGGAAGCCACGTCTTTGCTGTCGGATATTACTACGTTAGAGGGACAGCGTGACACCTTACAGGCGGATCTCACGGCTGCACAGTCCACAATTGGTACTCAGGAAACAACAATTGGCAACCAAGCCGAGACGATTGCCACGCTGACTACGGATCTGGGCGCGGCTAATCAGGACATCGGCAGTTTAAACGAGCAGTTGGGAACTGCGAATGCATCGGTAACGGCCTTGGAAGGTCAACTAGAGGTCGCGAACAACTCGTTGACTGCAACACAGACTGAAAAAGATACGATTGCTGCTGATTTAGACACGGCGCGGGAAAATGCACGAGCCCTTACTGAAAGTTTATCGGCTCGCACTAAGGAAAGAGACAACCTTCAAGTTAGTTTGAACGATACAAAAACTACGTTAAGCAACACGGTAACGTTAGCCAACACGCTGCAAACTAATTTGGACGCGTCTAACGCGGAGATAATGACTCTTGAAAATCAATTAGATACTGCGCAGGCAAATGTGGATTCATTAACGAATACTTTGACTGACGCTACTGCGTTACAAGAGCTTACTGAGGGTGAGAAACTAGATTTACAAAATGATCTAACAGCTTCACAGAATGATGTGGCGGCTCTTACAGACACTTTGGCCTCTCGAACAACAGAGCGAGACGGGATTCAGAGTCAGCTTACTGAGACGCAAGCAGAGTTAACTGCGAGCACGACGCTTACGGAAACCTTGCAGGGTAATTTAACCACGGCACAAGAGAATATTCTGGGTCTGGAGTCTCAGTTGGGCGATAGCCAAGCATTACAGCAGTTAACAGAAGAGCAACGCGCAGCGTTAGAGCAGACTTTGGCAGAAGAGCAGGCCAACGCGGCATCGCTTGAGACGCAGCTAGGTGAGGTAACGTCGGCGTTTGATATTACGCAAACGCAATTAGACTTTGCGCAAGGGGCCACAACTTATGTCAACACGCACCTAGAGCAGAACGTTGCGGAGGATGCATTGGTTGCGGACTTGGTCACACGAGGATACACGGCGGATAACGCGCAAGCGTTGGTAAACGAGGTGCAGCAAACACGGTTTGAGCAATCGGAGTTGGCTCGTATAACGGATGCTCGTAGGTCGGCGGCGTATGTGCCGTTCGGGGCGGGACCAATCGGTGGGGAAGAAGACGAGGTCACTTACCCTGACTACGGTCCTCCCGGGACGGGGGCAGTGCAACCACAAGCACAGCAGCCATATCAGCCGCCAGCCACTGCGTATCAGCCTCCAACCACTCACACCGTGTATCAGGCTCCACAATTTGCTCCGTTTACTCGGGACGATGCGGCCCCAACTGCGGGTGGCCCTGCTGTAGAGTTGGATCAGTTTGGTCAACCTGTTTTAAGTTTTGGTCCGACAGGTCGTCCTTTAGGCTCATATGTTACAATGCCTACTCAGGCAGGGCCTTTTGATCCATATTTGATGGAGATGCCTGAAGCGCCTACATTTAACCCACAACAACCCGTTGTACGACCACCCTTCCCACAACAGCCTCAACCTGTTATAAATCAGGGTATAGGCGGATTAGGTAGAAAATAATGGCATATACAATTCAGAGTGGAGACACACTCAGCGAGATAGCTGAAAAGAATAACACATCTGTTGCGGAGATCATGGCCTCCAATCCACAGATTAGCAATGCAAACAAAATCCAAGCTGGAGCATCGTTAAATATAGCGAGTAAAGATTCTGGAAAATCGACATACTCAGGAAACTTCGGAACATCTTCTGGTGGTAGTTCGCAAGAAGAGGCTCGCAGGGTTGTTGGTGATACTCGGGCTGCTGAATTGGCAAAGGTGCAGCCAAAAACATCCCCGGGTCAAGCGGCCCAAGACGCTCGTAAGTATGGATATGTTGGGGGAATAGAGTCGCTAAACACGGACCAATTAACTGCGATGTCACAATCACAGTATGATCCCTTTAACACACAGGACATGGTTATTGGTGGTTTGTTGGGAGCGGTTATTCCCGGCGCGGGTTTGTTGTATGGAGCAGGACAGTATCTAGGTGCTGCGGAAGACCGCAAGGTCGCAGAACAATTGCTGCAACAGGAAAACTACCAGACAAAAGGTTTGTTCGGAACGGATTTGTTTAAAGGCGCAGACGCTGCGCAGTATGTTCCGGTGTACGATGAGAACGACCAGTTAGTTGGTTCTTTAGGGTTAGACGCATCAGGCAATCCTCTTCGGTACTCTGGAGATCGGATGGCGGACTATCAGGGGCTGGGCGCAGATCTGATTAAACCACCCCCCGCGCCCGAACCAAGTCGAGACAGGGACGACAGCCCATCGCCTGTTTCTGCGGAAGCTGTGGGCGTAGACCCTGCGGCAACTACTCCAGCCGCGCCTACAGCCGCGCCTACAGCCCCGGGCAAGGTTCCTTTTGTACGTCTACCTTCTGCGTTAGACCAACCGCAGCCAAGGCCCATGGGGCAGGCGCTGACACAGCCTACACAGTTGCCTCCTAACTTCGGACAGCCTAGACCCCCCGCCCAACAAGGGGTTATGGGTACTGAGGCAGCACTGAGAGACCAGCAGATGTATCCCTTTATGTACGGAACTCCGTATCAGAGACGCCCACAGAATATGATATCATGAACCTACAGGCTCTTCCGGAAGAAGCGTTAAAAGAAATTCTATCGCTTACGGAAGCGAAGAAGAAGCTGGACTTGCGCGAAGTAGCGTCGGAAAAGTTCATGCCGTTTGCGCATCATGTGTATGAGAATTTTATCGAGGGTCGTCACCATCGGGTGATCTCCGAAAAACTTGAACGCGTTGCACGAGGGGAACTCAAGCGGCTTATAATTAATATGCCCCCGCGTCACTCTAAGTCAGAGTTTGCTAGTTTTTTGATGCCTGCGTGGTTTCTGGGTCGCAACCCAAAGCTCAAGATTATTCAGGCTACGCACAACACGGAACTTGCGGTCAGGTTTGGTCGTAAGGTTCGGGACTTAATCGACGATCCCGCGTACAAAGAAATCTTTCCAGATACGAACTTGAAGGAAGATAACAAGGGGGCTGGCAAATGGCAGACGGACAAGGGCGGTGAATACTTTGCTGCGGGTGTTGGCGCGGCTGTTACGGGCCGTGGTGCGGATCTTTTTATAATTGATGACCCTCACTCGGAACAGGACGCCTTGAGTGAAAGTGCGTTTGATAACGCGTATGAGTGGTACACATCTGGTCCTCGACAGCGTTTGCAGCCGGGTGGGGCGATTATCTTAGTTATGACGCGCTGGGGTAAGAAAGATTTGACTGGTCGTTTGATGGCTGCACAAGGCGGCGATGTGATGGCGGATCAGTGGGAGGTTGTTGAGTTCCCTGCAATTCTACCCAGCGACAAGCCGTTGTGGCCTGAGTTTTGGGATAAGTCGGCGCTACTGTCGATCAAAGCCTCTTTGCCTGTGGGCAAGTGGAACGCTCAGTGGCAGCAGAACCCCACGGCATCTGAGAGCGCGATTGTAAAGCGTGAGTGGTGGCAAGACTGGGATCGAGAGCAGATACCTGCGATCAAGTATATTGTGCAGGCATACGACACAGCGTTCTCTAAAAAAGAAACTGCGGACTATTCTGCCATAACCACTTGGGGGGTATTTACGCCTGACAATGGTGGCCCTGATAACATCATACTTATGGACGCCCGAAGGGGGCGTTGGAATTTCCCTGAACTAAAGGAGATTGCCTATGAAGAGCACGAATACTGGGAGCCAGACATGGTTGTGGTCGAAGCGAAAGCGACGGGTACACCGCTCATTGACGAGTTGCGGCTTCGCGGTATTCCAGCGCTGGGCTTTTCACCGGGCAAGGGAAATGATAAGGTAACGAGAATGCACATGGTCGCTCCGCTGTTTGAAGCGGGAATAGTGTGGGCACCTATGCATGAAAAATTTGCGGACGAGGTGGTGGAAGAAGTAGTTTCATTTCCTAATGGCGATCACGATGACTTTTGTGATAGTATGACGTTGGCACTGATGCGCTTTCGGCAAGGAGGGTTTCTTTCTTTGCGGGGAGAAGAGGAAGAGGATAGCTTGTACGCACCTCGTAAACGGGAGTATTACTGATGGCATTACCACCAAACATGGTTGTACCGGGCCTAGACTTAGACAGCACAGAGGGTCTTCCGGATGTCGAAGTAGATGTGCCCAGCCCAGTAGATTTCACTGGGGGTGCCGAGGTAATTGACGACGGGCAAGGCGGAGCGATTGTGCAAGCCATGTCTGAAATGGAAGATCAGGGCGTTGAGGTTGAGATAATTGATCACGACGCTAACCTTGCGGAGTTTTTAGATGATGGCGTTCTTGGGGAAATTAGTAGCGAGCTTGTGGGCCTCTATGAGGAGGATTACGACTCTCGTAGCGAGTGGGAAGAAACTTATACAAAAGGCTTGGACCTTCTTGGTATCAACTCTGAAGAGCGGTCTCAGCCGTTTGAAGGCGCTAGTGGGGTTACGCACCCGTTAATTACTGAAAGCGTTACGCAGTTCCAAGCGCAGGCGTACAAGGAAATGCTCCCTGCTGGAGGTCCAGTTCGCACTCAAGTTATTGGTTTGCAGGACCAGAAGCGCGAGGATCAGGCCCAGCGCGTCAAGCATTACATGAATTACCAGATCATGGAAGAGATGGAAGAGTATGATCCGGGCATGGATCAGATGCTGTTTTACCTTCCTTTGTCTGGTTCGACTTTCAAGAAAGTGTATTTTGATCCGTTAAAGGGTCGCGCTGTAGCAGAGTTTTTACCCGCACAAGATCTAGTGGTGTCGTATTCTGCTACCGATTTAGCGACGGCTCCTCGTGTGACACACGTTTTAAAGATGACCGATAACGATGTGCGTAAGATGCAAGTATCTGGTGCGTACATGGACGTTGATTTATCAGGCTCTGGAGACCCAGACGAAGATGAGGTGGCTCAGAAGGTAAATAAACTACAAGGCATCTCACGGGGCTACACAGACGATATCAGAACTATTTTAGAGATGCACTGTGATCTCGACATTGAAGGCTTTGAGGATGCAGATCCCATGGGTGAGCCCACGGGCATCAAGCTCCCTTACATTGTGACGATAGACAAAGACAGTAATCAGATCTTAGCTATCCGCAGGAACTATGCAGAGATGGATCCACTTCGTAAGAAGCGTCCGTATTTTGTGCATTACAAGTTTCTACCGGGTCTAGGGTTTTACGGGTTTGGTTTGATCCACATGATAGGGGGCCTTGGTCGTGCCGCTACAAGTATCTTGCGTCAACTTATTGATGCGGGAACTTTGGCGAATCTCCCAGCAGGATTCAAGGCGAGAGGGGTTCGGGTTCGGAACGATGATGAGCCTTTGCAACCCGGGGAATGGCGGGACATAGATGCGCCCGGTGGCAACATACGGGACTCATTAATCCCATTGCCATACAAAGAACCTTCGGGGACTTTGGCGCAACTGCTGGGTGGTTTGATCGAGGATGGACGTAGGTTCATTTCTATCGCTGATCAGCAAATAAACAACATGAGCGGAGAAACGCCTGTTGGTACGACAGTAGCGATGTTGGAACGTGGCATGAAGGTTATGTCCGCGATCCACAAACGTTTGCACTATTCGCAAAAGACTGAGTTTCGTTTATTAGCTCGCATTTTTAAAGAAAACATGCCTCCTGAATACCCGTATGAGGTTGCGGGTGGTTCGGCTGCGATTAAGCAACAGGATTTTGACGACAAGATTGATGTCTTGCCTGTCAGTGATCCGAATATATTCTCTATGGCGCAACGCGTTACGCTGGCTCAGACTCAACTCCAACTGGCTCAGTCTAATCCTCAGATGCATAACCTTCACGCTGCATACCGTAGGATGTACCAAGCGCTTGAGGTCCAGAACATTGATGAGATCTTGCCCCCACCCCAAGAACCTCAACCGATGGATCCCGCCATGGAGAATGCCAAAGCTCTTATGGGCGAAATTCTACGGGCATTCCCAGAGCAGAACCACGAAGTACACATTGAGATCCACATTATGTTTATGAAGACGCCTATTGTGGCAACGTCCCCCCAAATCATGGGCTCGTTTATGTCTCATATTCAGGAGCACGTCAGTATGCTTGCGAAGAAGCAGGCTATGGACGAGGTCAAGCAAGCGTTAAGTGGGGCTAAGATGATGGCGAATGTAGGAGCGGTCAGCCAAGGGTCGGTGTTGGAGTACGAAAAACAATTGCAGCAAGACTTGCAAAATCAGCAGGAAGTTGAAAACCTAGTCGTACTGTACCAACAGAAGATTATGGCGGACGTATTAGCTCGTTTGATGCCTGAGAACCCGAACGAGCCTGATCCGTTAGTAGCTATTCGGATGCAGGAACTAGAGTTGCGTAAGCAGAAACAAGGTCAGGATGCGGTGAATGACGCTGCTAAACTTGAGCTAGAGATGAACAAGATCGAGCAGCGAGATCGTTTAGACAACGCTCGCATGGACTTGCAGGAAGAAATTGCCGATGACCGCAATGCGGTTAATAGAGAGAGGATAGCAGTCAATGCTGAAATTCAGCAGATGGCTATGCAACGGAGGGGATAATGCCTCTTAAAAAGGGTAGATCAAAAGATGTAATCAGCCATAACATCAAGACCGAAATGGCTGCTGGAAAACCGCAAAAACAGGCGGTTGCCATTGCTTTGAGCAATGCAGGAAAAACTAAGTATTCCTCTGGCGGCACGGTTAATTCTAGGTTCAGTCCGATAGCCCGACCTCAGAGGTTTGTCGGAGAGTTCTGATGTTGTGCGTTCTTGTTTTCGTGTCTTTCGGGCATGCTTGGACACAAGGCGGGAACCAGTTGTTTCAGTATTGTTACTACGACTGTGGCACGACAAAGAATGGTTTGTGGTACGATAGGGTGTATCGGGTCAGTTATTTGTTTGTGTGCCCAGCGAGGTTTATGGAAACATGATTGAAGTGTTAGCTTTAGCGGGTGCAGTTACTAAAATTGCAGGGGGGATAACCAGTGCTGTTCAAGCTGGTAAAGATGTAAACAGTCTTATGCCGCATTTCGGTAAACTTGCTAAGTTAGAAGCCGACATTCATCTCGCGGAAAAGGGTAAGCACAAGGGTCCGTTGGGTCGATTGACTTCTTCCGAGGAGGAGGGGTTCGCCATAGCGCAAGCTAAGATGGCACATAAAGAGGCTCAGAATTTGTTGAGAGAAACCTGCATGTTATACGGCCCTCCCGGGATGTGGGACTTGGTTGTGCGGGAGCAGGCCGAAGCAAGGAAACGGCACAAGGAAGCCTTGGAGAAGCAAGCCGCTGCGAGAGACCGATTGTTTTGGGGTCTGTCTCTAACAGTAGGGGTTGCCGTTTTTCTTGGCGGACTTGGAATTATGATATATACTGCGGACAAACTAGCAAACGGGTAAGCTATGGAAAAAGTTCTTGCTTGGAAGATTATGCCACGTCTGATGATGTTGGTGATGACGATAATGTACATTCGTGTTTTGGAGTGGGGGATGAGTCTTGACGACTTATCAACTCAACAAAGTGCAATGATATCAATTTGTTCTGGGGCGCTTACAGGAGCGTTCGCCGTTTGGCTGGGATCTGAGAAATGAGTATTTTTACCGCTGCACTAGGGCCAATAGCCGACCTTGCGGGAAGTTGGCTGCAAGGTAAAGCAGACAAAAACGCTGCGGAAGCACGACTTAAACTTACTGAGGCCGAGGCGAAAGCAAAAATATTATTGTCAAAAGAAACAAGCGTTGCCG